AAAATTGAAAAAGAGTTATTATATTAAATCAAAATTAAAAATATGTACGGAAAAAGTTATTGGTATGGTAAAGAGGTAGAAGGCAGATTGTCTGATATCGAAACGGTATTTGTAAGAGGAGCAGTGACGGATAATTATACAGAATATCCTCATATCTATTTTACAATTGAATATATTGAAATGTGTTGCGTGCATAACAATTGGAAAGAGATTCATAGTATTTTAGAAACTAAGCAATATGTGACGGTAGAAGCAAATGCTAAAACATTTGAAAAGATTCCAATGTCTGTATTCAATAGGGCACATATCATTTATCGTATTGCCGATCCTAATGTTACTAAGCTTAAAAAGACAGATACATTATCGATCGATGCTGGTTGGTATAGAGTACATCAGATAATGAAATGCAACCTTATGGAAATTAATCCAGATGATTATAAATTTGATAGAATAGAACAATGAAAAGAAAATTATTTTATTTTGGATTAGAGCCACTTAAAGCTCGTTATACATATCAGTTATGTAAAGAATGGATGCCAGCTACGTTTGAGCCATATAAAGATCGTTTAGAGTTCATTGAAATCGAAGGAGAGTTTGATCCAGATCAAGAAATCAAAGTAGGTGCTGTATTAGATGCTATCGGTCGTGGTAAGTATAGTCTTAGTCAATGTGAAAAGTTTTTGCAAATGATTAATGATGGTACGGTACGCGATGGTGATATCATTTACCTGCAAGATTATTGGACGCCAGGTTTAGATGCGATCTGGTATGCATTGGACTTATATAAAATCAATGTTAAAGTATATGCTATGTTGCATGCACAATCAGTTGATGAATATGATTTCACATATCCAATGAGCAGTTGGATGCGTCATTATGAATTAGGTTTGGATAAACGAATGACAGGAATATTTGTTGGTTCGACGGTACATAAAGAACAATTGAGAGCGGCTGGGTTTACAGCACCGATCCATGTTGTATCATTACCAATTCATAAGCGAGCTACATTAGAAAAACTGCCAATGTATACGCCAGACCGATATAGCATGAAACAAAACATTGTTGTTTATTCATCGCGACTAGACAAAGAGAAGAATCCATTTTTTATGCTCAAAGTAGCTAAAGAATTTTTAAGATTGAATCCAAGTTGGGAATGGCATGTAACGACATCTGGTAAAGAGTTTAGATCAATGTTACCTGGCGTTATTGATGCAATGAACACATTAGCAAATGAAGAGCCGCGATTCAAATTATTAAACGGGCTTTCAAAAGAAGAATATTACACTGAATTAGCAACATGTAGAATACAATTCAATACGTCATTACAAGATTATGTGTCATGGACCGTTATTGAAGCGACTGCATTCGGTGCTGATATCGTGTATCCAAATTTCAGATCATTTCCAGAATTCGTTGATGAGAATCGAATGTATAAAGCATTTGATTGGAGAGATGCAATATTAGTTATGAACAAATCAATATTATCGCCTCGCAATCATTATGATATTGTAGAAAAATCTGATTTAGGTAGACGTATGGAAGGATATATCATTGCCAATGATTATTCAAATGAGATATGCGTTTGGCATGAGAGTGAATTATGTGAGGCATTATTAGAGACTGAAAAAGTAAATAGCAAACAATTGGAGTTTAATTTCGCATGAAAGATTTAATTTATTATCCTTCGTTATCTGCAGGTGGTTGTGCCGGCGACTTTAAAAATAATAAAGAAGTCAAGCCTGGCCTTACAAGTAGATTTTATTCAAAGGACTTTCCGGAAAGATGGAGACATCCGTATTTCCTTATTACAGCAGGCCATCATTACAAATGGATGGATGCAAGACAACGTTACGGATTAGAGGATGACGTATTAGTGTTAGGTGATTCTGGAGGATTCCAGTTAGCTACTGGTGCAATCAAATGGGACCCAAAGTTTAAAGAAACTATTTTCAATTGGTTAGAAGCAAATTGCGACTTAGGAGTAAATTTAGATATTCCACCTCGTGCTAAATACGATGGTAAGTTCTATGAATGTTTGGATATTAGTTATGATAACTTCAAATACTTCTCAGAAAATCAAAGTGGTAAATGTAAATTCCTTAATGTGATACAAGGTAACAATGTTGATGAATATGAACATTGGTACAAGCGTGTCAAAGATTTTGATTTCAATGGTTGGTGTATTGGTGGTACTCAAAAACGTATTACAATGTTCTTTGCGGCATTAGCTCCGATGATTCGTAATAGAGAATTTGAAAATCCTCGTAATCAATTTGTACACGTATTAGGAATTTCAAAGATATCTGATTTCTTTATGTTGAGTTTCTTTCAGAAGATGTTGAACAAATATCATGGAGGAAGAATACAGGTATCGACAGATTCATCATCACCAGGCCAGTATCCGGTATATGGAACATATTTGCATTCACCTCAGTTAAATAAAATGGTGTTTACTCATTTGTATTTTCCAAAAGGAGAAAATCTTCCATATAATCCAACTGATTTAGTTCCAAATCCATTTGGTCATCCAGTTAGTGAAGGATTTACATTTGGTGAGGTTGCAAACTACAAAGGCGATGTTACAATGAAAATGACATTGAACAATTTATTTGTTTACAATGAAACAGTTAAACAAGTAGAAGAAATTGTAAAGTGCCATAATGAATTGCTCCAAACGGTTATCCCAGCAGATTTTTATAGCGTGTTAATGTCAATGGAAGAAATGTTTTTGAACCCAGACAATGCAATTAACATCTATGAAAAGAATGTTCAATTATACAACCGCTTTGGTGGCGGAACTAAGGATTTAGTAAATAATCAAGTTATAACACAATTTTTTGATCTAGGACAGTAAAATGAAAAAAGCAGACTTATTAAACTTTATTAATCGATATTATCTTGCAGGAGCAACTACATCGGTTAAATGGACGGCTCAAAACGGCCACGTAGAAACTAAATTTATTACAGATGACCAGAACGTTATTGGTTCGGTTGTATCTAGTCTAGATTTAGGAAGCAATGATTTAGGTGTTTATGCAACACCTCAATTAACTAAAATGTTATCAGCATTGGGCGATGATATCAATGTTAAGGTTAATGCTATTGATACAAAATCAGTAAGCATTGATATTGATGATTCAGATGTTGACATGAAATTCATGTTAGCTGATTTATCTGTTATCCGACAAGTACCTGAATTAAAGCAACTTCCAGATATGAGTGTTACAATTAATATCGATAAAGATTTTGTTGCTAAATTCATTAAAGCAAAAAATGCATTACCAGATACAGAAAATTTTGGTATTTCATGTAAGAATGGTCAAGTTGATATGATTATTAATTATTCATCAATCAATACAAATCGTATCAAATTCTCAATGCCATGTAATAGCGATTCATGTGCAGATATGGGAGTAACATGTTTTTCATCAAACTTGTTTAAAGAAATTCTTCAAGCGAATAAAGATTGTATATCTGGGACATTAGAAGTATCAGCAGCTGGATTGGCAAGAGTAGTGTTTACCGGCCCGTCATATACATCAACATATTATCTAGTACAATTACAAACTGCCTAAACATGAAAGTTAAATTCAAAAAATTATCACCTAAAGCAGTAACGCCGACATATGCAAAAGAAGGCGACGCCGGTTTAGATGTCACATGTATTGGTTATCAAATTGATAAAGAAAATAATTACATCGAATACTTTACTGGATTAGCGTTAGAACTTCCAAAAGGATATGTAGGATTGATATTTCCAAGATCATCAGTATCCAAAACAGATTTGCGATTAGCAAATTGTGTAGGCGTTGTTGATTCGGGATATCGCGGAGAAATTACATTTCGATATAAATTTCGCAAGGATGCATTTTTTGCATCGTTAAAAAGATATCAAGAGGGTGATCGAATTGGCCAATTAGTAATATTGCCATATCCTCAAATTGAGTTAGAAGAAATTGAAGAATTAGCAGAATCTGAAAGAGGTTCTGGTGGTTATGGTTCAACAGGTAAATAAAACATATGTTTGGTAATCAAGAAAACACATTATGGGTTGAAAAGTTTCGACCAGGTACATTAGAAGGATATGTCGGTAATGAACATATCATTGAAAAGGTAAAGATATATCTTAAAAGTGGTGATGTGCCTCATTTATTATTTTATGGTAATGCGGGAACCGGTAAAACAACTTTAGCAAAAATTATTGCAAATAATGTCGATGCCGATGTAATGTATGTAAACGCATCAGATGAAAACAATATTGAAACGGTTAGAACTAAAATTAAGAATTTTGCTTCGACAGTTGGATTCCGTCAATGGAAGATTGTGATATTAGATGAGGCAGATTATATGACTCCAAATGGTCAAGCTGCGTTACGTAATCTAATGGAAACGTTTTCAAAAACGACAAGATTCATTTTAACATGTAACTACGTTGAAAAAATTATTGACCCGATACAATCGCGATGTCAGACATTTGCAATTACACCTCCAAGTAAAAAAGAAGTTGCAAAACGTATTGTAGATATTTTAAATGAACTACAAGTCAAATATAGCATGGAAGATGTGGCAACTATCATAAACGCGGGATATCCAGATATTAGACGTGTATTGAATTCATGTCAACGGCAAGTCATTGATAATAATTTGATCATTGATAAGGCTAGTCTTGTACAAGCTAATTATATGACTAAGGTATTGGACATATTGAAAAGCGAACAATCAGTTAAAGACTCATTTGCGAATATACGTCAAATAATTGCTGACAGTAAAGTACAAGATTTTACAGCATTATATAAGTTTTTATTTGATGAACTCGATAATTATGCTAAAGGGCATTTGGGTCCAGTTATATTAATTTTAGCAGATGCGCAATATCAAGATGCCTTTGCCGTAGATAAAGAGTTACATGTCATGTCGATGATAGTAAAATTAGTGAGTGAACTTAAATAAAGGGAGTTATGTTAAAAAAAGAAAAAGGCGGGGATCAGATTCCGCAATCAAAAATTCATTTGAATCCAGAAGATTTAGTTGATGTAATATGTGAAAATTGCGGTAGTCGTTATTTTAAGCAAGTAAATGCGTTTAAAAGAATTTCGGCATTAGTATCACCGACCGGAAAAGAGCAGATTATTCCAGTACCTACATTTCGATGTGATGACTGTGGACATATTAACGATGAATTCGAACCAATAAAACAATCAAAATAGTTATGGCAAAAAAATTAGTTTTTAGTGAAGATGCGCGTAAGCAATTATTATCAGGCGTCGATCAATTAGCAAAAGCGGTTAAAGCAACATTAGGACCTAAAGGTCGTACTGTAGTATTAGAAAAATCATTTGGTCCACCGATCATTACAAAAGATGGTGTATCTGTTGCTAGAGAAATCACATTGGAAGATCCAATTGAAAATGCAGGTGCACAGATGGTAAAGGAAGCTGCGTCTAAAACAAATGATCAGGCAGGTGATGGTACAACTACAGCAACTGTATTAGCTCATGCCATACTAACCGAAGCATATCGACGTATTGCAAATGGTGCTAATCCAATGGACCTCAAACGAGGAATTGATTTAGCTGTAAAAGATGTAGTTGATTATCTAAATGATGTAGCAGTTGAAGTTAAAGATAATAATGAAATTGCTCAGGTAGCAACTATATCAGCTAACAATGATACATCGATCGGTGATATGATTGCCGCGGCTATGGATCGCGTCGGTAAGGACGGCGTAATTACTGTTGAAGAAGGTAAATCATCTGAAACAACATTAGAAATTGTAGAAGGCATGGAATTCGATAAAGGATACCTATCTCCTTACTTTGTTACAAATGAAAAAATGCAGGCAGAGCTGTCAAATCCATTTATCTTGTTATACGATAAACGAATATCAGCAACTAAAGATATTTTATCATTGTTAGAGTCTGTAATGCAAATGGATCGTTCAATTGTATTGATTGCAGAAGATGTAGATGGCGAAGCCTTATCAACATTAGTTGTCAATAAAGTTCGTGGTAATCTTAAAGTAGTAGCAGTTAAAGCTCCAGGCTTTGGTGAAAAGCGATTGGCAATGTTAGAAGACATTGCTGTATTGACCGGTGCAACTGTTATAACTGAAAAGGTTGGATTGTCATTAGATGATGTAACATTGGAACATTTAGGTACTTGTGAGAAGATTGTTGCACATAAAGATAAGACAACTATCATCAATGGTTATGGTGATTCGGAAGATGTACAAGCCCGTATCGAAGCATTGAAAATTGAAATCGACGCATGTCCATCTGATTATGAACGTGAAAAATTACACGAACGATTGGCAAAAATGATCGGCGGCGTTGCAGTTATTAAGATTGGAGCTGGTTCTGAAATTGAAATGAAAGAAAAGAAAGACCGATTAGATGATGCATTAAATGCTACCAAAGCAGCAGTGCAAGAAGGAATCGTACCGGGCGGTGGTATTACATTAGCTAAGTATGGAAATACTCGTACAATTGCCGGTGTAGAAAATGAAGACCAAACTGCCGGTGTAGAAATTATTCGTAAGGCAATACAAGCACCATTTAATGCAATAATTGAAAATGCAGGATTGATTCCAGGAGTAATACGCGATAGAATTGAATTTGCAGAAAATCTCCAAAACCAGAAAATGCTTAATATCGGATTTAATGCTCGTACAGGAGTCATTGTTGATATGCTAGCCGAGGGTATAGTTGATCCAGTTAAGGTTACAAGAACAGCATTGGAAACGGCCGCATCTGTTGCTGGTACAATGTTGACAACTGAATGTGTAGTAGTTGAAATTCCAAATAAAAATGACGAAACCAGCAACAATATTTGATCATTTAGCTAACATTACAATAAAGAAAACGCCTTGGGATTCATTGACAGAGGCTGACCAGAAATCATTTAGTCCATATCTGATTAATCGTTGGCTGTCAATGAATCCTGATTTTATCGAACTGGTTGATATGTTTCAGCAGTATACAATTGGACCGTTAGATAAAAAACATGTGTATCAATTGTACTGCGATTTTCTTCCCAAACAAAAAACATTTTCAAAATATATTAAAGGCAAAAAATCAGATGAATATAATAAAGAGTTAGTTGAATTTATCTCTGAACATTATATGATATCTTATCGTGAAGCTAAACAATGTATTGATTTTTGGAAAGGTAATGATAAACAATCGTTAATCGATATTTTAAAACGATATGGTAAAACAGAAACGGAAATAAAACAATGGCTAAAATAATTAAAGATAACAAAGTAAAAGTTGAATTCAGTGAACGAGTTGATCACCCAGATTATTATGGTGGTGACTCTAATCCTTATGAAGCTATCAAAGTAATTGAGGCATGGGATTTAGATTTTAATTTAGGAAATGCAGTTAAATATATTTCACGCGCGGGTAAGAAAAATTCAGAAACGGAAGGCGAAGATTTAGAAAAAGCTTTATGGTATTTACAAAGAGCTTTGAATAAATTATCTGAAAAATAATTTGGTTCTTTGAAAAATAGTTATTATATTTATATATGCATAAGTTGATAAAGTTCAATATAAGAGAACCAAAACCGGGAGAAAAGAAAATATCTTATTCGCAATTTGCAATGTATGAAAAGTGTCCGCGTTCATGGGAACTAACATATATTCAAGGACATAGGCAGTTTTCTCAAAACATCAATACCTTATTCGGTACAGCTTTTCATGAAACGTTGCAGCATTATTTAACTGTAATGTATACGGATAGCGTTAAAAAAGCTGATGAAATCGATCTTAATAAATTCTTATTGGATAGGATGCAGACATTATATAAAGCTGCGGTAGAAGAAATGGGCGAACATTTTTCTAATAAGTTTCAATTGATCGAATATTACGAAGACGGTGTTGCAATTCTTAATTATGTTAAACGTCATCGTGGTAAATATTTCTCACCAAAGAATGAAGAATTGATTGGAATTGAAGTTCCAATTTATCATCCGATCGGCGAAGACACTCCGGTATACATGTTAGGATATTTAGACATTGTAATACGAGATAAACGCACCGATCGTAAAAAGATCATTGATATTAAAACAAGTAATCAAGGTTGGAACAAATATCAAAAAGCTGATAAAACAAAAGCATCTCAGCTAGTGTTGTATAAAGAATATTATGCTAAACAATTTGGATGGGACCCGGAAAAGATTGATATATTATATATGATCGTCAAACGTAAATTAATTGAAGGCGCGATGTTTCCGCAGAAACGTGTTCAGGAATTCGTTCCGGCTAGTGGTAAACCTACTCGTAATAAATTAAATGAATCAATCAAAAGTTTTGTTAATTCATCGTTTAACAATGATGGAACATATAACGAGCAAAGAGAATATCCAGCTATTGCGGGTAAAGGTAAAAAGAATTGCAAATATTGTGAATTTGCTAATAACGAAGATTTATGTCCAATTGCCAAACGAATTTGTGTATGAAAATTGCAATCATTGGAAGTCGTACATACGAGAATACTCGTCGAGTAAAAACATTGCTTACGGATTTGAAAAAACGATTTGGTGACGAACTAACAGTTATATCTGGTGGATGTTTAGATGGTGCTGATAAATACGTTAAAAAGTTTGCCATTGAATTTGGTATTAACTATAAAGAGTATAATCCAGCACATACACCAAAAAATTTATATAGCGCAATGTCAGAACATTATTATGGTAAACCATATCATGTATCTCAATTTCATCATCGTAACAATTTAATTGCAAAAAATTGTGATATGATGATTGCGTTAATTCCAGAAGGAGATAATGCCAAAGGATCTGAAAGTGCAATTCAGACAGCCCAAAAGCATAATAAAAAAGTAGTTATACTAACTTAATTACATATTTATATAAAAGTTACAAGGAGTAGAATGCAACCAATACAGTTACCAAAACTTCGGAAAATTGATCCGAACAGACCAAAGAAAAAGAAAATCCTATTGTTATCAGATGACCTGCGAATGCATTCTGGTATTGCTACAATGTCACGTGAATTCGTTATAGGTACATCTCATATGTATGATTGGGTACAATTAGGAGCAGCTATTAAACATCCGGATGAAGGTAAGGTATTTGATATCTCGGCTGATGTGAATAGAGAAGCTGGAATTGATCATGCATCAGTTAAAATATATGCATGTTCGGGTTATGGCAATCCTCAGATATTACAACAAGTAATGAACGCCGAACAACCTGATGCAATTTTACATTTTACAGATCCACGATTTTGGATATGGTTGTATCAGATAGAGCATACAATTCGTCAGCATATTCCAATTATGTATTATAACATTTGGGATGATCTTCCTTATCCATTTTGGAATGAATCATATTATGAATCATGTGATTTAATTATGAACATTTCGAGACAAACTCAGAACATTGTTAAGAACGTATTGAGGCGGCATCCTAAACCAGATTGGGCAGTACAATGGGTTCCGCATGGTGTTAATTCAAATCGATTCTTTCCTATTAATGAAACGCATGAGCATTGGACAGAATATAACACTTTTGTTAGCAATTTTAATAACGGCATACGCCCAGAATTTATTTTATTCTGGAACAATCGAAATATCAGACGTAAACAACCCGGTGATGTGATTTTAGCGTATAAACATTTTTGTGATCGATTGACGCCGGAGGAAGCAAAAAAATGTGTATTGTTTATGCATACTCAACCGATAGATGAGAACGGGACAGATTTATTTGCGGTGAAAGAAGCAGTATGTCCTAATTATACAGTTATATTTAGCACAAACCCAGTAGATGCAAAAACATTGAATTTTTATTATAATATTGCCGATGTTACAATTAATATCGCATCCAATGAAGGATTTGGTATTTCGTGGTGTGAATCATTGCATGCTGGCACGCCTATAATTAATAATGTAACCGGTGGGTTGCAAGATGGTTGTAGATTCCAAGATGATAATGGTGAGTGGATTGAATTTACTACAGAATTTCCAACTAATCATGATGCTACATATACTGAACATGCGCCGTGGACAATACCTGTATACCCCTCAAACCGTTCATTACAAGGTTCTCCAATGACTCCGTATATATTTGATGACCGCGTAGACTTTAAAGAAGTCGGCGATGCTGTTTATACATGGTGGAAGCAATCACGAGAAGACCGTAAAAGTAAAGGAATGCAAGGACATTTATGGGTTAATGGTAATGAATCTAATATGTCAGCCAAACGAATGTCCGATCGATTCATTGAATGTATTGATGAATGTTTAGAAAAATGGACACCAAGAGAAAAATTTGCATTATATAAAGTTAAACGTAAACAACCAATTGAAACCCCAGGAGTAATATGAAACCATTTATAGTTGTACAAGGCCCTGTATCTACTAGATCCGGCTACGGTAATCATACTAGAGATCTAGTATTAAGTTTAATTAAAGCAGAAAAATATGATATACAAATTGTATCTCTGCCATGGGGTAACACTCCAACAAATGCATTAAGATCTGATAATCCAGAACATAAAATGATTTTAGATCGCATTGCTACTCAAAACATCAATCGTCAACCGGATGTATTTATTCAAGTATCGGTTCCTAATGAATTTCAAGCAATGGGTAAATATAACATAGGAGTGACAGCCGGTATCGAAACTAATCAAGTATCGCCTGAATTCATTGATGGATGTAATCGTATGGATTTAATTATAACAACGTCAGAACATTCTAAACAAGGATTTGTTCAATGTACATATGATAAAATGGATTCAAAAACAAATCAAAAAATTGGTACATTGCAATTGGACAAACCGATTGAAGTATTGTTTGAAGGATTAGATACTGCAATATATAAACAGACATCAAAGATTCATGAATCAGTAAATGAGCAATTAGCTCAGATAAAAGAATCGTTTGCATTTTTATTTGTTGGACATTGGTTGCGTGGTGATTTGGGACAAGATAGAAAAGATGTCGGTATGTTAATTAAAACATTTGCAGAGACATTTAAAAATAAAGCTAGTCATAACAAACCAGCACTTGTTTTAAAAACGAGTCATGCTGGGTTTTCAATTATGGATAGAGATGAACTCATGAAAAAAATTCAGATATTGTTAGAACCGTACGGAACGAAAGCGCCTAACGTATATTTGTTGCATGGTGATTTATCAGACGAAGAAATGAATTCATTATATAATCACACAAAAATCAAAGCCATGGTTTCATTTACTAAAGGTGAAGGATTCGGTCGTCCATTATTAGAATTCACAGCCACCGGAAAACCTGTTATAGCATCTGGTTGGTCTGGTCATGTTGATTTCTTAAAACAACATTCAATATTATTGCCGGGTGATCTAACAGATATACATCATTCGGCGGCTGATCAATTTTTATTGAAAGGTTCAAAATGGTTTACTGTTAATTATCAATATGCAATGCATGTTCTTAAAGACGTCGTAGAAAATTATAAAGATTATTTGCAATCAGCTAAACAGCAAGCAAAGTACAGTGTTGAAAATTTTAGTTTACAAGCTATGGATACATTGTTTTGCCATTATGTTGATACTGGACTAGCTGGTGTACCGAAACAAGTCGAATTGAAATTACCAGCGTTAAAAAAACCGGCAATGACAACGCCAACAATTACATTACCAAAACTAAAAAAGGTTGAAGCATGAAATTAGAATATGATGAAAAATCACCGTTAACAGGAAACCAATGTGTACTTATTGAAACTGATGAACACACAGGATTAGAATCATACATATGTATGGAATCCGGATTTACAACTCATGAGAAACTAACTATAGGATCTGAGTTTGTTCAAGCATATGAAGAAAATCTCACTCAGTTAATGCGCGACGTTAAATTTGTTGATGAAGAACGAGGCCTCATATGGTATCCATCATTCATTCAGATTCCTGGTGTAGGAATGTTGTATACAATTGGAACATCGAAAGCTGATATGGAATGGCAAGTTGCGCGAGTCGTTGACATCACTGGCGAAGAAAGATTGCAATATCCAATTCCTGGTAAAGAAAATGAATATTTTACTAGTCGGTTAGATGTTGAAAATGCATTGACATTTGAATCATCGCAATTTGAAAACGCATTAGATCTGTTATATACATATATGGCAGAGTTAATGTCTAATACGGAAGCCTAATGAAAATAAGTTATGCAGTAACGGTATGTAATGAGTTCATTGAAATCCAACGGCTCATCGCATTTCTTTTGCAACATAAAAGGCCCCAAGATGAGATCGTAGTGCAGATGGATTTGACTCTTGATGATATGAAAAACCATCCAGAAGATAAACGTCAAGTACATTTATATCTTATGAAACATAATGCACAAGGTAATATTCGACTTGCATTTTGTCCATTAAATAATGATTTTGCCGCATTTAAAAATAATTTAACTCAGCATTGTACTGGTGATTATATTTTTCAAATTGATGCCGATGAAATACCATGTACACCGATATTAGAATCATTACCAGATATATTACAAGGAAATCCTGACGTCGATGTATATCTAGTTCCGAGAGTTAATACAGTAGAAGGCATGAATCAAGATCATATGCAACAATGGGGTTGGAATGTAAATGCTGAAGGATGGGTGAATTGGCCAGATTATCAATGGCGAATATATCGTAATGATGGTACAGTTACATGGAAAAACCGAGTACATGAAGTACTGCAAGGTTTTAAGAAATATGCAACTTTGCCAATGGAAGAAGATTATTCGCTATATCATCCAAAAACAATTGAACGTCAAATAAAACAAAATGAATATTATGGCACACTATAAAGTAGGAATTATTGGAAATGGCTTCGTAGGAGAAAGCCAAGCATTTGCGTTTTCGCCAGTAGCGGAAGTACGTGTATATGATATTGATCCATTGAAATCAACTCATACATTAGATGAAGTTCATCAATGTGATTTTATTTTTGTATGTGTTCCAACGCCTATGAAATCATCAGGCGAACAAGACATGTCATATGTTGAAACAGTATTTAGTCAATCAAAACCAGGGCCTATATACATTATCAAATCGACTGTGTTACCAGGAACGACAAAGCAGTTGCAAGAAAAATATCCGGATATCAGTATCATTTTCAATCCAGAATTTTTAACAGAACGTACAGCGAAACTAGATATGTTAACTCAAGCTCGTATCATACTTGGTGGCGATATTGAATTGACTAAAATAACGGAGTCATTATACAAATCACGATTCATGAATAGACATTTCATTCATACAGATTCAACCACTGCAGAACTTATCAAATATATGAACAATTCATTTTTTGCTACTAAAGTATCCATTATGAATGAATTTTATCGATTGTCTCAAGCATTAGGAGCTAATTGGAATGATGCGTTATATGGATTTGCATCAGACGGTCGTATAGGCGATTCACATCTGCATGTCCCTGGCCCCGACGGGCGATTAGGATATGGCGGAACATGTTTTCCAAAAGATGTAAATGCCATCGTGACATTAGCTAAAGAATTGAATGTTCCATTGAATACAATAGAAGCTGGATGGAAAACAAATTTAGAAGTTAGACCAGAGCAAGACTGGAAAGAAATGAAAGGTCGTGCAGTAAGTGAATAATATGAAACATGTTATTATATATAATCAACTTGATGTTGAATACCACGGTGGTAAACGATATGTAAATGAAGATCTGTTTAGATTTTTACATTGTCAAATTGATATAATTTTACACCTAGGCTGGTCTCCTGATGATATCATATTAGGTACCAATTTTGATTTTGAATATCGAGGCGTTAAGAATCATCATTTGGCAAACATATGCAAATGGAGCGGGTTCAACAATTTTTGGTTTGGAGCATTAGAATTGTTACAGAAAGGTGTTATCAAAGATAATTTCTGGTTGCATGATCACGACAGCTGGCCTATACGGAAATTTGATTTTCCAAAATTTGATGGTGAGATAGCTGGATGTGAATATGTGGCTACCAGAGAATGGAATTGTGGTTCGATTTACTGTAAGCAAAGTTGTGCTGATACATTGGAGTATATTGTTGAAACATTGACAATTAATAAAGACGTCATTGTATCATCAGATGAAATATTCATTTCACATCTACGTGCTCATAGTCCAATCAAACCGATGTTATCATCAATTGATAATACATATAACGTTGGAGTGACGCATGGACCATTACGATTAAATGCAGCCACCAAACCAGTTAATGTTTTATCATTTAATCCTGGTCTAGAAATTGGCCGTGAACGATTAATGAACACGGGGTTATTCAATGAGATTCCAGCTGACATATTAGAAATTTATCGAAAGTATTTTCCTATATGAAACTGGCATTGATTGTTGATAAAGCTAGCCAAGAATCGTTTTATGTACGTGACGGTGTTGCATATCGTCTAAACGATGATTCATTATATGTACATCCACATGTAATTGATAGTCGATGTTTAATTGGTTTTTGGTCATATGCAAAATTGTTTGGTGATGGACACATGATTAACATTTCAAAATCTGAATTACCTCGCATTGATTTAGATGTTGTTATTGCAGCATTAGAATTATCGAATTGGAAAGAAAGTTTATCAAAAATTAAAACTGCATATCCAAATGCAATTATCATTGGTACAATAAAAGAGCCATCAAACACCATCCGCGAGTTTCTGAACAATTGTGATGTAGTGGCTAGTCAATATTCCAGATTAGATCAGATCAATGTCATTAAACCGAAATTTTGGTTACCTCAACCAGTCGATGTCAATTTTATTTATGACATGTTTTTTATGGAACAGAAAAAAATACAGTTGTTCGAGTATCAACATCATCATATGCCTCGCCGCGGCAATACACATCAATTTTGTCAGTATATATCGAAAAAATTTCAGATACCAGTAATTCAAAAAACTACTACATCGGATTCATCTACGCAATGGAAAGATTTCATACAATCATGGAATCAAAGCTTATTCCATGTCAATATGGACCCAGAATATCAATACGGTCAACAAGCCACCCAATGTGCAGTTCTTGGTACAATTAATGTAGGTGGTGCGAATGACTCACATTATCATTTGTATCCAACAATGGCAACAAATGATTTTGATCAATTAGAATCAGAAATTGAGAAGTGCCTTAATGATTCGGCATATATGCTCAATATTATTACACATGCATGGGAAACTGTTAATACACATTATTCGATACCAGCAGTTTCGGCAAAATTAAAGGAATCTATACATGGAATACAGACGAGATCTAATCAATTTTTTCATTGAAAAATTTAATTACGAACGATATTTAGAAATTGGAGTAGCGCGGCAAACAAAAACATTTGATCTTATCAATTGTGCTCATAAAGAAGGAGTAGATCCAAATGGTTGCACAACTCATAAAATGAAATCTGATGACTTCTTTAATCAGCTATCACCGGATACAAAATGGGACATCATATTCGTCGATGGATATCATGAACGAGGCCAAGTTAAACGTGATATTGAAAATGCATTAAACCATTTAGCAGAAAATGGTACAATTGTATGTCATGATGTCAATCCTCGCCGGCAAGAATTATTACGTACAGAATTATGCTGGAATGCATGGGAGGCATTTGTTGAGTTAAGAGCAACTCGCCCGGATCTGGAAATGCATGGCGTTACATTTGATCATTGCGGATTCATTCGACGTGGTGAACAAGAAACCTTTGATAAACCAATTGAATATACATGGCAATTTTTAAACGCTAACAGAAAAGAATTGCTTAATGAATTAACAACGGATGAATTGATTGCCAAATATTAATTTGGTTCTTTGAAAAAAAGTTATTATATTTAGTTATGAGTAAGAAAAAAATATTAGCAATTGCGCCTCATACAGATGACATTGAATTAGGATGTGGTGCCACATTGCATAAATTTCGTAATGACTATGAAATACATGCAATTGCAATTACATCGGCTCAACCGTTGGCAGTTGGCGACCCTGTAGAAGAATTTCATAATGCTATGAAAATTATTAATGCAGAAAGTACTTTCTTGGATTATCAATGTAGGATTCTTAATGAGTCTAGACAGTCATTGTTAGATGAATTTTGGAATTTACAAAACCAACATCACTATGATATTGTATTTTGTCCATCATCATATGATCATCATCAGGATCACCAAGTTGTATATCAGGAAGCATTTAGAGCATTTAAACATTCAACTATATTAGGATATGAATTGCCATGGAATGTAAGATCATTTCAAACTGATGTGTTCATATCAATAGAAGAAGAAGATATGAATGCAAAACTACGTATGTTGGATAGTTATAAAACACAGCAAGAACGTGCCTTTATGTGTAAAGATTACATCTATGACATTGCAAGAACCAGAGGATTGCAAGTAGGTAAACAATATGTGGAAGCATTTGAGGCAATACGAATTATAGATTTATTATGAGAAATGTATTATTTTGGGTAGGAGTTAAATCTGATAATCCAGATTTGATCAAATTAAAAGAGTATGGTGACTGGAGTTGGATGGACTACTCTAAACGTACTTGGGAGTTTTGGTGTAAAAAGCATGACGTTGAATTCGTTCATTATGATAAAACATCTGACCTAGATGTACTAAATCATTTAGTAAATTGGCAGCGCTGGTTTGATGTGTTTGATATTTTAGAATCTCGTGGCATTGAATATGATCAGATCATGTTAGTTGATGCATCATCAATGGTTCATTGGAACGCGCCAAATTTCTTTCATATCACAGATCATAAATGGTGTGCGTTTCGTGCAAATGAAAATATGAAATGGTCCATGGAAAGTACCGATGGTTATCAAGATATGTTTCCAGATGTAAAGTTTGCATATAATGATTATATAGCATCCGGACTTGCAATTTTTAATAAAACACATAAACCGATGCTAAAAGCATTGCATGAATTTTATATTGAAAATTATGACGTGCTAATGCAAAAACAAAAAACGGTGAAACGAGGAACTGATCAACCTGTAATCAATTATATGCTTCGTAAATTTGGTCATGATATCAACATATTGAGACTACCATATGCATGTAATCATTTGTATAGGCGTGAGATGTTAGTAAATAACTGGCAGTTGAATGAAGATCCAATGCCATTTTTTCTAAAGTATTTGCATATATGGTTTTATTCTGGATTACCGAATAGAGGCTCAGCCCGAGCAGATCTTATGAAACAGACATGGAGTATCATTGGTCATATGTATTCTGATGAATTTGTATTAAACAATGTGCGACATAAAGATCGATATGTTAAAACGACATCATATAAATTTAAACAAGATCTAATTCAGTGTTTAGGACAGGCGAATCGCAAATCACAGACCGTTTTAGAATTAGGTTGTTGCCGCGGCGATACGACTCGCGTATTAGCTGAAATATTTGGAAAAGTATATGCCGTTGACATAATGCCTGAAAATATTGAAGAGGCTAAAGCATTGTATGATATGCCTAATATTGAATGGCAGGTAGCTGATGTATATAATGGATATTCATTTCCTCAGGAAGCCGATGTAATTATTATCGATGCTAGTCATGAAATGTTTCATGTGTTAGATGATATCAAAAGTATGCATAAACGATATCCAAATGCTATATTGATATTAGATGATTATAGTAACGGCGGAGATATTCGTAATGCCGTACATAAAGCTCTTGATGATGATTCGTCGTTATCAATATCCAGATACATTGGAGAAAATGCTGGATATGAAGTAACTCGAATGAACGGTGAACGTATTAAATTTACAGGCCCCGAAGGCGTGATAATCAATTTGAAGTAATGAAGAATATAGTTTTTATAGTAGATGTTAAACTAAAAGGATCTGGCAGATGGGCTGGTACTCGCAGTAATCCATACAAATATAGTATAGCCAGTTGGAAACAATGGTGTGCAAAAAACGACTGTGAACTGTTTGTATTGACAGAAGAAGTGTTACCACATGAACAAATGCCTATATCATGGCAACGATATTACATATTTGAACTGCTAGAAGCAAGTGGAATTGAATATGACCAAATACTATATGTGGATGCAGATACAATAGTTCATCCAGATGCACCAAACATATTTGAACTGAGTGATAATAAATTTTGCTTTGTACATAATGAAGGCAGTTATGATTGGGTATTACGTAGCATTGAAAACTACTCAAAATTTTTCTTTGATGGTTACATGATACCATGGGATTATTATTTTGATTCCGGTGTGCTATTGTTTAATAAATCACATAAACCATTCTTTAATGATATCATACAATTCTTTCATAACAACAGAGAACGTTTGTTAGCAGCTGAAAAATCATGGCATGTCGGAACAGATCAGACTCCGGTCAATTTTTTAGTTCATATGCTAGGCGTTGATTATAAAGTGTTAGGATATGAATGGAACATGGTTGACATGCATCGTAAAGAATTGTTACAAGATGATCTACCATTCATTAAAATAGGTCATATATTTCAATACAACAGTATTCCAAACAATAAAGAAGATGCATTAACATATTATTGGATGGAAAAAACATATAACAAACTATACGGAGAATACGATGGGAATGAGTAGTGTATCAATGTCGGCTGAAGCGATACAATGGATCAAATCAGTTTTACCAGCTGGCTCTACAATATTAGAATTAGGTTCTGGGGAAGGAACAATTGCATTATCAGATACATTCAAAATGTATTCGGTAGAGAACCAAGTGGAATGGATGAATAAATTTCCGCTATGTACTACATATATCAATTGTCATACACGTTATTATGACAATGAATTTACTGCGCCTGATGTAGAAGGGTCGCAGACCGGTTGGTACAATCCAGATACATTATTTAATAACATGCCTTTGACATATGATGCGATACTTATTGATGGCCCTGGTGGCAAATTTGGCCGCGGCGGGTTTCTCAAATTCATTGATAAATTTAATACCAATGTACCAATGTTTTTTGATGACGTTAATCGATCAGCTGAATTAGATCTGATCAAAAAGGTATCGGCGTATGTTAACAGACCATATGAAATTTTAGAATCAGATAAAGCATTAGGATATATCTTATGAAGTTAGAGCACAAATATATTATCGGTGTACATGTCATGTTTTATGAAATCGAAATGTTATCAGAATATATCGAATCATGTTTAGGTATGTTGAAAGACATTGAAAATACTAAAAACGTTACATATCATTTCACATGGAACACATCAGAACATTTCGAGCGTATTGATACTACTAAAATCGATTTGTTAACTTTAGATAAGAAATTTTTTGAGATAGTATCAAAGGTGGCAGATGCAGGTGCTAACATCATCGTGGATCGCAAAACAACTGTAGAATACGTATACAATATTGCTGATTACAGGAGAGATTTAAACTATAAGTATTGTACAGAATTTGATTTTGTATTATGGGGCGAGACTGATAGTTTATGGCCACGTGAGACGTTCGCTATCATTGAGAATTTAGATGCGCAAGTGGCACCTCAAGGCATCAACAAATATGTGTTAGTATTTAGCGATCGCAAAATGTGGGATGCATCATGGAAGTGCATTGAACATGATGATTTTACTAATGTTACATTTATCGATGATGATGTATGGCCAATAGAAAATCCAGCATCGAGTAAATCATATATGACATTGGAACATATGTATGAAATCAATGATAAAACGCAGGAACCTAGAATCGATGTTCTTCGTAACCCTAAATTCGATGGATCATGTTTAGTTATAAAATCAGATCTGATCAAGTCTGGAGTTAACATTCCTCAATCATTGTTATGTTCAGGCGAAGATACCAGTTTTGCTGACATGGCCAAGTTGATATTAGGCGATAGTTTTATACAGTTCGTTGTAAAAAATATATTACGAGTTCATAACAGACGACATCCTCGTAAACGATTATATATTGACAATGAGAATAATCCGCGTGGATTTTGTGGAAAAGGTGATAAAGGAGAATGGTGGAGTACATTGCAGACAATGTCAAAAGAAAATTTAGCAACTCTGCGCCACCAATCAAAAATCTATACAATGCAAGATGTGTTTAATGAAATAAGAAAGGAACAATTATGAAAATGCCAATTAGTGAAATCGCAGATCGATATTCAATTGCATTACTCAAACGAGAAAGAGCAGACGCCGATAATCAATTAGAAATTGATACACTTCATGAAGAATTAATTAAGTATACCGGTTCATTAGAATTTGTACTTAATCTTAAAGATGTGAACGGCAAGATATGGGACCTCGAGTCTGATATCAGAAAAGGTAAAGAAGCAGAACTTGGTCTGGAAGAAGTAGGACGACGAGCAATCGCTATCCGAGAACTTAATAAAATTCGTGTAGGTTACAAAAACGAAATGGTTAAGATTTTTGGTGAAGGGTTTGAAGATATTAAAATGAATCACGCGAGCGCATGATAAAGATAAAATTATCCGATCCAGCTAATATGAAATGTTTTAGTGGGCTGTTACATGCGGCCCCTATACTTTCTGACTATAGTATGCAACTTGTTACCGATGGCAGTTATGATTACGAATTATTAGCTACAAATGAATTTGTGAAATCAGATTTACCGTTGCAGCAAAGCATTGATTTTGGATTAGAAAATTTATCTCGCAAATCCGGTGATTTCTTTTTAGTGCATGGCGGCGATTCAACATCATTAATGGCAGCATGGGAAGTATTCGAAAAGTCTTCGGCTAAATATCTTTTCAAAAAACAAATACTAACGCGTGAAAAATATGCAGAACCTAGCATCATTGGTAAATGGTTTTTTGGTGCAGGGTCTGAATTAGATAAGGGATATGATTTAACTCAAGCTCAATATGATCGTATAAAATTATGTGGTTACAATGTCGGTCATAACTGGCCACAATTACATCAGTTGTATAACGTAAATTATCAAACTAAAAATATCGATGTAGCCGCTGTATATCAAACATGGATTGATCGCCCGGTATATGATCATGAGGTACGCACTGATACACTATATAGTGAACATAGAAATAACGCATGGCAAATATTAAAAGGACTACCATATAATATCATTGCTAAGCAAGTATCACCAGCCGAAACACCTTACATATTAAATCAATCTAAAATTGCAATATCACCATACGGAATGGGTGAATTATGTTATCGCGATTTAGAATCAATACAACATGGGTGCATAGTCATTAAGCCAAATATGAGCCATGTGATTACAGAACCAAATCTGTTCATTGAAAATGAAACGTATATTCCATGTAAAGTAGATTATTCAGATTTACCAGAAATACTTGATGAAGTATTAGGAAACTATAAAAATTATCTTTATATTGCTGAACAAGCAAGGCAAAGATTGTTGGAATTATATTCATATCATCATGTTGCAATGCATTGGTATAATTTTTTTGCAAACGAAACTGGAGTAGTAGATGAATCATAAAATAACAACATGTATATCAACAAATAACAATCTAGATTATCTTAAATTAGCAATACATTCCATCAGACGTAATGCATATTATAATGATCAACCTATAATTGTATATGCAGAAAATTGCACAGATGGTACAGATCAGTGGCTTGATGAAAACTCTAAATCATTAAGATTGAGGTATCTAATCGAACATAACACACAGCCAAAAGGAATCGGTGGAGGTATGAATAATTGTGTACACTTAGCAGAAACTGAATTTGTAAATATCATTCATTCTGACATGTGGATTGCACCTAATCAGGATTTGGAACTACTGAAATTATACGATGATAATACTGAAAAACTAATTGCATCATCATTTAGAATACAGCCAAAAATATTTCCAAATGATCCAGATTATAGACCCGGCACGGTATTCGTACCTGTAGATGAATTTGGTGCATATTACAATGACTTCAATTTTGATATGTTTGATGAATATGCCGTTGAGTTTTCATCTATTAACGATGTGACAGTACGTAAAGGTGGAGGTGCTGGATTCTTTTGTAGGCGACAAGATTATATCGATATTGGTGGTAACGATCCTTTATTTGCACCGGCTAGCTGGGAAGATATG